ATCCAGCAAGAGAACCACCACGAATCATTTTTACACCATTTGTCTCATCTACTGAACAAACGTGCATATGACCATATGTAATTGCGTAAGGTAAATATCCTAGAGCAAGACATAAGTTCTGTACACCAGATTTATTGAAACCATCATAATCACCATGTACACTTATATATGATTTTCCTCTAATTTGAATATCAGCAATTCCCGTATCAATATTTCTATGTAAAATATGAAAATTATCAATATGCTTTAGTGACAACCCAATAGCCCAACTAATAATATCATCTAATCGTTCATCGTGAATTGCATCATCTTTTCTATCCATACGTGTATGATTTCCAGATACATTTGACATAAATACTGTTTCAAAATGCAATGATAATTCATAACAAAAAGATGAAATTAATTCTGTTGCAATTTTAATCTGTTCAATAACATTCTCTCTATTTGAAACTTGAATGCTTTTGTGAATATTTCCGGAAATCAGATCTCCTTGAAGACTTACATAACATTTTTTTGAATTATGTAACTTACGAATAGAAATTATCTCTTTTAATAACTGATTAAGTCTATCCTTTGCAACATCTGTATTATATTTCCCAAATATTGAATCAAAAGTTTGACCGATATGTAAATCGCTCAAAATAATTAGCATATCATTATCAGAATCTATAGAAACATTATTATGTTTGTCAAAATTTATTCGACCTAAAGAAGTCAATTCCAATTCTAATTTATTTAATTTTTCTTCAACTCTTGCATCGGTATAATTCTGTTTTTGCCAAGCATTACGCTCATCTCTAAATTGAATTTTTTTTCGTTCTAATTCACGTTTCTGAATCTGTAATTCCTTTAAATATTCTTCATCAGAATTAAAGATTCCTGCGTCTTTAAAATCTCTTGCATACTTGCAAGCTTTTCGATAGGCTGATTCGTCCCTATACTGAGATTCGTCATCACCGAACAATTCTTTATTTACCATTGGAGTTATTTCTCTCCAATTCTTATATTTGCCAGACTGAATTAAATTATCCAACCTCCATATGTAGGCATTATAATTTTCATTTTCTAATCTTGTAAAATCAGATATAGTCTCCACCCACTTTCTTATTCTTCTTCAGTATCAGTAGGCTCGTTAAGTAATTCTTCATCCTTAACTTTTATATTAATTTCAACGCCTGCTCCATTAAAATCAGACAAAAGAGTAGAAATATTCTTTTCTTCGCCATCAATGTCGATTGTCATCTTTTCAGTATCAATAATTCCTGCAACTTTCATTGAAGTAGTAACAGTTTTCTTATATGCAAAATTTGCCATTTCCTTTTTTCTCCTTAAATCCATTAAAATAAGAGAGTATATTACTCTCCTTTAAATAATCGTGGTTAAATCAGTAATAATTTCATCAATAATTCCGAATTTTATCAATTCATCACTTGATAAATACCAATCTTTGCTTTTATTTTTATTAAAAGTTTTTTCATCTATGTTCGTATTGGCAAGAATATAAGACTTCATTTGTCCAATTTGTTTTTTGTAATTTCTCTGAGCCTCTTCAATCTGTTCAGCTGTTCCTTGAAAAGCGGCAGAACCAGAATGAACTAACATAGAAGTATGAGGAAAAGCGTACCT